TGTATCACACTGGATAATTGTAATGTCAACACCTGTTTTATAAATGTGTTGAATCTCATTCATAAACTCTTTTAGCTCTGAATCACTTACTGAACCTGAAGTATCAATAGCTAATAAGATATGCTGACGCATTTTAATTTTTAGACCTGGATAAGTTGGGAATTTTTTGTTTTCCTTTCTCTGAAGTTTCTTAGTAAATACTTTTGTACTTGTACCAGTAAATCTTCTGACATAACCTTTCCAATCAAATTTGGGTTTTACAATTTGGTCTACTTTTATCAAAGCTCCCATCTCACCAGGAATAGTACCTCTTTTCTTTATGGTCTGTTCCTTTGCTTCTGTAAGAATTCTCTGAATCTGACGGTCAATAAGCTTTTGTTCTGTTTCACTTATTCCATCAAATTCTTCCCATGTATCATGTTCAGCACCTGTACCCATTCCTTGATCCATTTGGTCAAGTAATTGGTCAAGTGCTTCAGAATCTGATGTACCGGTTTGTTCTTTCTTCTCCTTACCTTCCTTGAGCTTCTTATAGTAGTATTTAGTACCTGCTTTTTTATCAAGGTTTAACTCATGATAATCATCAATCATTATACCTCTCATAGGTAGTTTAGCTTCAATTTCTTTCAATTCTTCTTCCGTAGAACCAGAATCTTTGGCTTGTTTATATTCAGCCATTACAGTCTCTTTAAGAGCTGTATATTCATCTGTGGTATATTCACCACCTGGTAACCATGTACCTTCTATATACTGGTTAATCTCCATATCCATTGCAACATTTGCCATCTTTTTATCAGCATATCCATGATAAGCTGTTAAGTGTCCAAAAGCAATATGCAAGCATTTTTGTTAACTCATGTTTTCACATGAGATCAGACTATACCTTCATCCACTAGGGATGGTCTATTGTAGTCGTTGAACCTCTTTCTTGGTTTATATGTGTCTAAGTAATTAATAAAAACTTGTCTCTTTCTCTCTAAACATGTAATATAATCTTTATACATGTATTTAAATAAATTAAGAGTATCATGCAAAGAATGTTGTGTAATATAACACTCATTACTCTCCTTAATAGTTTTATTTTTTACGGGTAATATTTTTAATAAGTCAATAATAAATTCTTGTGAACCTGAACAAAAACCTGATTTTAAGATTTTCCAATCATTATTTTTTAGATTTTTATAAGCACCAACTGTACCATCACCATCAAAATATCCTCTAATAAAATGATGAATTAATTCATCTTCTAATATAGGTATTCTTATTGTTTTAGTTTTAGTAGGTGTACATCCTAGATTATTTAGATCATTATACATTTGAGCTGATGTTATTTGAGCTTTCCATATATACTTTTTATATACTCTTTGATATTCACAATTTGGAGAATTATTTGATCCAACATCTGATAAAAATAGTTTTACCCATTCTTTATCTTTTGATGAAAAAATAATTTGTCCAGATTTACTTGCTTTTTTTGTAATATTACCATCAGCAAACAATACTCCTAACCAATATGCTTTTTTTTCTGTGTTTATAACATTAAAAAAGTCATCTTGGCAAGTGTATTTCATTGCTGATTCAGACAGAGTTCTTGATTTTATATTATTTCTTTTTAAAATTGCAAATACAGTTTTTACATTTATTTCTAATGTACTTGCAATTTTTTGACCTGATAACCTATCAGTAATATAATAATCAATTACACTTTGTTCTATTTCTGTTTTCATATATGTAAGTATTTATACTACAATATACCAAAAATAAATCATATAATCAAGAAATTTGGCTGCGGATTTGCCATTAAGACATCTTTATCCTTTTTACCATACCCAGGTAGTTACTCTGGCCATATACTATATCACTATGTATACTTGGTAGATAAAGCTTTAGGCAGTTCCCGCAATTTAAGACGTTTTACATATACATTGCTGTATAAGGAGCCCTAATTGAGCTCATGTTTCATGATACCTAATCTGTGTAGGTCTGTAAGTGTGTTGACCCAGAAATCTTCATTTATGGCCAACTGGTAGTTAATACCATTTTTACTTACACCTGCTGTAGGAATGTCATTTCTCCAATGCTTGTTAAGCTGGATTAGAAAATAGCCATAATATGGCTCTTTAAGCATAAGGTCCTTACTGGCCTTGCTTAGTAAATCTACTTTATTCATTTTTTGCTTTTATTTGAATTTCATTCACAAAATCATACCCATACTGATTCAGACTCTTTTTCATTTCTAGAAAGTATAATTCAAAATACAACTCAACATAAGGAGACTTCAACTTTACTTCATTAGGTAAAACAGTATTCAAGAGTGTTAAACTCATTGCTCTGTTCTCTAGGGAAGCTTGAAGAAAACTACCAAATCTTTTTGTGAGATCAGTATAGAAATTATTATGCATCCAAAATTTTTCAGACTTACCTGCAAATACAATAATGATAAAAACCCACTGAAGATTATCTTCAATATCAAGGGATTCTAATATTGTTTTTGCCATTTCATGGTTACTTTCATCAGGTGACTTAATCATTGCAATCAGATTCTTACATTCTTCTTTTCCAAATAAGAATTTTTCCATCAGTCTTCTTTGTTAATAACACCGTCTATATTTATTACTTTTGGTCCAAGTTTTTCCACATCATAACCTTTTACCTTTATTAAAAATTCTTTGTATTCATCAGTAGTTATTGAATGTAAACCTTTATATATTTCTTTAGAATCAAATATTTGTTTAACAGCTCCAAACATATTTACTGTATTTATATACATTTCACCCATAAATGAGTCATCTCTATTTAAAATAGATGAGTCTAATACCAATGTGGTAACTTTTTCATCATTGCTATCTCTTGTAAGAGTAAGCTCTAATGATAAACTTCCCTCATCAGGATTTGCTTCATTTGTGAAAACCACTTTGATTTTCTCATTTTCCAGTCTAATAATTTTTTGTTCTTCTTCCATGATTATTTATTTTTTACATTTTACTAAATAGAGAGTTCTCTCTACATTTTTTTACATGCTTCTCAATAAAAGCTAAATACCTATAAATGCATTTAAGTGTTTTCATAACTATTTTACTTTATAGAATCTCCCTAAGATATTACCATTCAGAAACTGTTCTTTTTCAAGTACTTCCATACAAAATTGATGTTTAGTTTCTTGATAAGTAAGCTCCATACTTGAATAACATATTTTAAGTATTTCTCTTTTTATTGTCACACCTTGCTTATGTGCTTGCTTTAGTACTGCATTTGAACTGTAATAATTAAGAAAATCCGGTCTAATAACCAGTTTATATTTCTTTAACCTTTTATCAGTAGTCACAGCTAAAGCTTTTTTACCAAGTGGTCTCTTGATATTAGCAAAGAAGTTCTTCTTTCCTATGTAAGCAACAGACTTACCATCTATTATAGCTGTCATAGAATAAATAAAACCTATTGCATTATTAGGAATATCTAGTTCTCCAAATACTTTTCCTTTGTATGTCCAAAAATCCACACTCATAATTTACTTTTTATTAAATTAAACACAATGTTTCTTGTTTCTTGAACACCTCTAGCTTTAACTGTATCTGAAATGTCCTTCTCAAATGGTAATATTAAGTAATCAAAACCATATCTCTTTTGATATGCTTTAGAAGCTTCAAGTCCGGGCTCATCATTATCAAATAGTACTATGATCTTACTATACTTATGCATATACTTTTTCATAATACCTTCAGAAATAACAGTGTTCTCACTATCCGGAGCAATTGCTTCAGCATTACCAATACCAAGAGTCTTAAAGGACATGATATCTTTTAAAGACTTAGTAAGAATAAGATACTTACAATCAAAGTTAACCTGCTCAGAACCCTGAATATAATCAGAGACTTTAATAAACTTACTTTTTTTATTTTTAGGTTGATAGATCTTATACAAAGTACCATCTTTTCTAAAATAACCATAAGTATAATTATTCTCAAATCTTAATTCTTTTAGCTCACCATCATTATCTGTTTTACTAAGTATAAAATACTTCAGTGGTTGAACATTATGTTCATTTAATAGTTTAGAACCTATTTTATAGCTCATCCAGAAATCCTGATCAAGATTATTCCAGTGTCTTATTTCATAATCAGAAACTTCATACCTGCTTTCGGCCACATACTCTCTGGGAGTAATGTCATGCCTAGAAATGTATTCTGAATAGTCATCCATTATCTTTCTTACAGCAATACCTCTAGATTCTAGATTATAATATTGTAACACAAAATCAATTGTATCACCAGATTTACCAGTAGAGAAATCCTTAAACCTATACTTACTCATTTTATCTGAATATATACAAAAGGAAGGTGTCTTCTCTGCAGAAAATACTGATTTAATTTTAACATCTTGTCCAGTAAGTTTTTCTGGAAGATTAAGATAGAATTCAAAAGGCCATTCTGTAGGAACTTGATTCAAATCATATATAATTGCTTTAGTAGAAATCATAATAATTTATTTTAGAATAAAAAAGGGAGCACTGAGACTCCCTTTCTCAAAAGTTAATTACTTTTAATCTAAGCTGAAGTCAGCAGCATTCTTACTTGGTATAGCTAAATCAACATCTTCACCAAATTCTTTTTTCTCAGTTACTTCAAGCTTTTTAAGGTGTTTAGTCTCATTATACTCAACAACTTTACCACTTTCAATAGTACCGTAAGAGTATTTGTTACCTTCACCTTTTGGTAAAAATAAATCATAGTTAGTATAACCAGTTTTACCCATATATTCTTTACCAGCTACGCACCAGTTAAGATATGTATCTTTAATTGGAGCATTTGCACTAAAGTTTTTAACAAACTCCTCAATAGTATCATATTTATTATCTTGAGCAATAAACCACTCATCAATACCATATGTATGTGCTAAGTTCTTTAAGAAAATCATAATTGATCTATCTCTTTGAATCTTAATACCAGATTTTGTTTCACCATCAGCAAATGCATATTGACTAGCTTTTAATCTACCAATTTGACCTGCATAATGACCTTTACTTTCATCATCTTTGTCAATCAAAAACCCTTCAAAATCATCAATAGCTGGGGTTTCTACATTCAACATTAAGTGATATGCACCTTCAATAAATGAAAAATCTTCTAAGTGAATAGAGTTAATTTTTAAAACTTGATTACCTGGTGTAATTGTTTTTGGCACCCCTGTGCCTTTTCCTAAATCAGTTGTACTTAAAGCCATCTTTTTTTTCTTTTTTAATTGTTAAACTTACTTTTTTATTTTACATATACTTCATCCCAAGAAACTT